TTCCCTTCATTTAAACATTTCTGATTTAATTTTATTATAATCTAAATTAGATATTTTGCAATAGTCTGATGACTTTATATTAGATTTATATCTAAAATAATAGTCATCATCTATACTAAAAAGAGATATTAATTTATCAAACATAATATTAATTTCAGTATTATCTTTTTGAAAAGATATAGCATATCCATTGATATATTTAACTTCACAATTGTCACCAAATAATTGTGTTGAACCGATTAGTAAAAAAGCTAATAATATTTTTTTCATTTTCTTATTTCCTCTCCAAAAATATATAATAGAGTTTGCATAGTATCAAACTCTTGTTTCATTCTAAACTCAACAAATCTGATATCTTTAGCGCTTAATTTCTTATCACCATAAAAATGATCTTCGTATTGATCTTTAAATGCATAATAATTTCTATTAGCTTCATTGTATTTTTGTTGTGCTTTTTGAAGTTTAGTCATTATTAATATCCTTTAATCTTTTGATTGCATCATCTAAAGTTTTAACATTCACTTCTTTAAAGTAATCATTTAATAATTTAGAAACTTTAATAGCTGGTGCACCAGTATAATTAAATGCAAGTCTATCCATTATTTTTAGATACTTACCATTAGAATAACCTGCATAATTGATATGATATGTTAACGCTTTTTCAATTTGTTTTATTGTAGATGAGTTCATTATTAATATCCTTTTGTTTATATATTATATTATAACAAAACTAATATTAAAACAAGATTAAATCAAACTAAAGAATTTAGCAAAATGTTCAATTGTAAGATACCAAGCCCAAGGTGGAATACATATTGCTGCAAATGTTGACAAAAATCCTTTAGCAAGGATAACTCCAAATATCCAGGCAGATAAAACAATTAATGTTATAATATTATCTAAAAATGTACTCATAATTATTCCTTTAATTAATCATTAATTCTATTTTATCAAAACCTTCGTCTGTTACTGGATAAACAAATGACCTCATCATGTTTTCATAAACTTCTGGTGAAATATATTTACCTTGTTTTGATCTTTCTATATTTCTATTTTCAATAGTTTCTAAGTCTGTCATAAACACAATACATTTAGTGTTAAATTTGTTAAATTTGTTTAACATATTTCTTCTTGATTTAAGACTTAACATTGTCATGTCAATTACTACATTGTCACATTCTTTAACAACTCTATTAATTTCTTTATCAAATGATTCATTGAATTCTTTTAACAGTTCTTCATCATTGTGAATATCATTGTAAATTCTGTTATAAGGTTCTCCATCATATTCAGGTGACATAAAAGTATACATCATAGAATCTCTTGATAATAACGCGTGTGTACTAATTAATTCATTTCTAAAATAAGTACTTTTTCCACTACAAGGTAATCCACAAAGAACAATTAAATTTTTTCCAGGTTGTGGATTTGTTCTTGCGAACTTTCTACCAGGATATTGGTCTTGTACATCTGTATCTCTTCTAATAGCACCCATCTTGTCACATTCTCTGAACTTTTCTCTTAATTCAATTGAATCTAAACCTTCGTTGTGAACACCGTGTAAAGATACTAATTCAATAATAGATTTAACTATTTTATCAGTATAAACTTCAGGAAAATCCTTTTGTAACTTTTTTAGAATACCAACAGATTTAAATGTTGAAACACCTTCATGTCCATTAAATGCATATCTAGATGGTTTATTATTCTTAATATTAGGTTCTTTAAGGATTTGGCAACTCGGTTTACCAATATCATGTAACATTGCAGTTGTTAATAATGTAATGTAATCTACATCATCTTTAAACTTTGATTCTACCCATGTTAAAACCATCATTGTATGTGTCCATACTGAATTTTCAGCATGATATGGGTTCGGTTCTGTGGGTAAAAATGTGTGATTTGATTTAGACATTTCTAAATGTAAATCATTGTAGTTTTTAATAAACCAAAAAACTAATTTATCTCTATTCATTTATCTAACCTTTACCTTTTTATAATATCCTAAGAACTTATGGTTCTCATATATATTCATACTCATATTAGGAGTTTTAACATACTCTTCGACATCTTTTTTATTTTTAAAAACTTTATGGTCGCCTGTTATATATACAAACATAATATATCCTTTATTTTATATATTATAATTATATCAAAAGTAACCTTAAAACAGGTTTAAACTATTGTACATCATATTCTCTTTGAACTCTTTCCCATGAATTTGATAAAATTTGTGGTTGTGTTCTTGTAACAGTTTCAATATGTGTTGTACATTTTGTACTTTTACATTTCCAATATAATCTTTGGTCATCTATAAGTTCAGTTCCATTTTTACTTTCAATAATAATTTTTTCATCTGTGGTAAGTGAAATAACATAACTTGTATTTGTTTCTGATGTAGACGAGTCTTTAGAAAAATAAGATATAGAAACGGCAATAATAATCATTATAAATCCTGATAATAAAAATACAAGAATACTGTTAAGTACCAAATCATCAAATGAATTTTCTTTTTCTATGACACCTAAAATAATACATAAAGGAATTATAAGAAGAATGTATAGTGGATGAACAATCAATCCTAACGCAGTAAAAACAATTGAACCAAGAATAACTAATATTAATATAATCATTTATTTTTCCTTATTATCTAATATCCATTGACAAGCTTTAAAGATTGCTTCTTGTTCTGTTTGTAAAACAAAATCCTCTACTGGGCAGTCATCAGGACAATATGCCATAATTAGGTTTCCAGCTTCCCATTTTTCTTTCATTGGAGTAGCATATGATTGTCCAATCGCTTCATGTGAATAACCACTATGAATTTTGAATCCATAATACTTAGCCCACTCTTTACACTTGTGAGCTAGTTCATAAATATTTTCAAGTTGCCAACCATAATTCTTATATGTGTCTGTAAATACTATGGTGTTTTTTGTGTCAGAATAATAATCTAATTGTTTTATTTTTAAGCCTAAAACTTCACTCAACAATTCTTTACTAATCATTTATTTTTCCTTATTTTCTAATATCCATTGACAAGCTTTAAAGATTGCTTCTTGTTCTGTGTCTGCATACCATCTCAGTTCTTTGATTTTGTTAGCTGGAAGATTCCAACATTCTTCCCTATGGTTATCTCTGCCTTTTAGACCGTAAAAACTTAAAGGAGTATTATCGTCAGCTCCACTTTTTTCTATGCCACATACGTAATAGTCTTCGTAATGTTTAGTTATAACTTCAATTTTTGTTAAATAGTGTATTGCACCAAGACCTATTATTTTTTGTTTATAAGCCCATTCTTTACACTTATGGGCTAATTCATAGATGTTAATAGAATCTTTCTCAGTTATGTCTACATCCCCATAGCAGTATTCAAAATGTAATCCATCAAAAGAATATGATTCTTCAAAATCTACTACTGTAAATCCTTCACCGTATGATACTGTTAGTACTTCTTCTAATAATTTTTTACTAATCATTTATAATCCTTTACACATATTATAAGTTACAATTTCATCAATTAAATCATAGTTTACTGTTTGTGGTTTATATGCTAACTTTTTATCTTCGTAAATTTCATTAAGTTTAGAAATATAATTATCTCTCATTAATTCTGCTTTTTCTTTTGAACCAGGATATCTACCTCTTTTAATGTCAAGCATTTTTTCTCTATCTACTTCATTATATTTGTAAATATCAACACCATGATTTAAACAATCATATAACCTAATAATATGATGAAGTTGTTTAGGGTCATATCCAAAATCTTCAATGTATTTCTTTCTGCTTGGATATAATTTATCAAAAGCATGTACTTTTTCCATAATCATACCTTTTAATGCTGAAGGATTTAATTTGAAATGACTAAACATAGATAAATCACCGATAACATACTCAGTATTACAAACTTCAACCCATTGTGGATTTCCTTTTGCAACAATATCAGCAAATGAATATATATTATGACAAGTACATTCACCAAAATCTTTAGTGATTTTAAATTTTTGATTTGTTCTTAATTGTTTTAGCGTAGGAATAAAAACAAGGTTAGCATCAACATCAGACTCTTCATCGTGTAAGTTATAATTTTGTGAACCTTTTAATGCAACAGCATATACGTTCATACCCATTTCTTCTGCTTTAATTTTAAATTCATTTAATTTATCTAAGATATCTTTTTTAAGTTCTTTCATTTCTTTCCTTTTGTTTATATAGTATATTATATACTAACTAATATTAAAACAAGATTAAATAACTATTTCAGACTGTCAGAAAATTTAGGGGATATATTTGATTAAGAGAGATAGTAATGTGGTGTATCACTATCTTATTTTAAAAATTCCTTTGCCTTTGATAATGTATTTGTATTATTAAGAATATATGTTTTAACTTGTGCTTCAGCTACTTTTTCAACATCCCTAAATGATTCATTTAATGTTTTCATTACATATCCGAATAACGGATTTGATTTAAATTTAATAGCAAATGATTTTCTATCTTCATTAAAATCATTGAAATATTTTCTTCTTAATTCTTTGAATTCAACAACTTTAGTATTAAAAATACTATCTACAATTTCTTGAATTTCTAAGATTTGTTTTCTTTTTTCAGAGTCATTTGATAACATCGAAAGAACATCATCAATCTCTTCATTTAGAATAAGTTCAATTAATTGATTTTCTCTTAATTCTGAAATAACGCCATGTCTTTTGTTATACCAATCTGTTTTTATTTTTGCCATTTGACCGTCTTCAAATGTTACAACCCAACCCTCAATATCTTTAACGGTTTCTTTATATTTCATTAATTTGTCTAAATCGTTGTGCCCTTGTGGGTATTTTATAGCAGTATTAATCATAAATTTCGAGCATCTTGATTTTTTATATGTTTCATTGAAGTAAGAACCATCAATATCCCTAATATGTAATAGTACTAATTCTGTAACATTATATTCTAAAACTATTTGATTATATGGAGAAACTAACTCGAAAATAGGAGTAAAACCTTTATCTAATTCTTCATTTATTAATACTCTTAATGACGCATTTTCATCATAAAGTTTTTGTGCCATTTGTGCTTGCTCAGAATCAAATGACATTTTAGATTTTGCTCTAACAGAACCATCAGGAAATTTAACAAATGAAATTATCGAACCGTCTAATTTATCTTGTACTTTAATAACTTTTTTATTTTTTAATTTAGATTCTAACCAATCTTCATTTTCGTTAACATTAAAGAATTTATTTAATAAAATATGTCTTTTCCATTCGTTCTTTTTAGAATCATAAACAAAAGTAATTCCCCTCATTTCAAATGAATTTTGTACAAAATCATTATAAGAAGCAAGTCTGTAATTGTATATTTCAACCAAATATCCATTAACTTCTGTTTGTGTACAATAAAAAGCATCAGACTGTCTTACGATTCTCTGACAGTCTTCTCTTGATGGTAATTTAAACATTTAATATCCTTTTTATCTTCTAATATTAAAATGATGAATTTTTTAATATTTTGAGTTTTTCCTGTAAACTAATTATTTCTTTTTCGGTTTTTTCTATTTCAATATAATTTTCATAGTCTTTTTTTGTAGCCATTTCATGCTCTCTGATTAATCCGAACTTTCCATCAATTTTACAAAGATGTACAGTATCGTTATGACTTTCAAAGGTTTCACAATATTTCGCTTTCATAATATCATATGGATTATAATCTTTTCTAAAATAAATGTACATAATTTTCCTTTACATATGGTAATGCATAATTGAATTGTTAGTTGACGGATGTATATAAAACATTACATTTAATTCTGTTACTAAATTTTTGATTGCATGATCACTAATAACGGCATCAAAGAAAACGATTACTGTTTTATTTTCAACTTCAATTCTTTCTATACCAGCATATGTATAAAGATCTATAGTTTCCATAAGAATATTTAATTCTGTTAAAAGACTGTTAGTATCCATTACTTAACCTCCTCAGTGTAGTCCCACTTTTCATCTAATTCTTGTAAATACCAATCGTTAACCCAATATAAATTAGGTGATTTAACAAAACCTCTAGTCGGAGAAAAGTCAGATCTATCATCTTCAATAAAAATAACTTGTTTTTGTTCTAATGATGAAATTAAACCAGCTACTTCATTTTTTGAGTAACCCCAAGAAATCATATCTTTAACAGTTTGACAAGAAAAATTATCTTCTAGTAATTCACCTGGAGTAGATGCTCCACACCCATTTTCAGATAAGAATCTTGTTAAAAATTTAGATTCTTTTTGAGTTAGATTTGGTAATATTTTTTGATTATTCATTTTTAATATCCTTTTGTTTATATATTATATTATATACTAATTAATATTAAAACAAGATTAATGTACTCTCAGTTTATACTCATTTCTTCTACAGTTCATTACACTTAAACATTCGTTTGTATATCTCTCAATTGCCTCTAAGTCTAACTCATCTAAAGTTTCTACTGTAAAACTAATAAATTCCTCGCCTTGGAAATATGTGCTAGTGCTCATTTGTGTTACTCTAGCATTAGTTGCGGCTATAAACTTTTTTTTGTTTGTATCCATTGTTTCAACGTCATCCCCGTCAAAACCAACTAGTTCCTCTAATCTTCTATATGTATCCACTGCTATATCCTTTTTGTTTATATATTATATACTAATTAATATTAAACTAAGATTAAAATGCCTACATTTAGAAGAGATTACTTTTGTTTGGCAATCTCTTCTAATTTTTGAACACCTATAGCATTTAATACCGTGTCAACAGAATTCATAGTTGTACCATTTGATCCACCTGAAATGTTTACATTTGGCATTTTAACTGTAATACCCTGTAAGTTCTCAGTAACTTTTGTCATTGTATCTCTTTGGATTTCCATAGCATATAACTTTTTGTCATAAGCATCATATTTTGCTTTTAAGATCTTCGCTTCAGCAATACCTTTGTGTAACATTGCTTGTGCCTCAAATTTCGCAGCTCTTTCATTTGCTTTCTGAATGTTCTCATTATCAGTAGCCATTTGTAACTCTTTTTTCTTATCAATGATTGCTAAATCTGCTAATTTTTGTCTTTCAACTGCTTCTTTGTCTGCTTGTAACTTAGCAACAGCAACTTGTTTTGATAACTCAATCTCTGCTTGGTCTTTTTCCATAAGTGCAAGTTGTTTCTTTTCAACTCTTTCTCTGTCACCTTTTAACTTAGCGGTGATTGCTTGTTGTCTCTCGTTCTCTTGGTCTTCAATAAGTCTCGCTCTTTTTCTAACCATATCTTTTTTGTTCTTCATAAAAGACTCTAAATCTGGTTCTGGTAAGAATCCAGCAATTGTAACCTGTGGTACAAATACGCCGTACTTAGACATTGAATTTTCTTGTCTTAATGGTGCGCCTTTTGGATCTCTTTGAATAACATTTTTGTAAATAACTGCTTCAGATTTTGTTGTTTTAGACGCATTGTCTTGATTAACATTAACTTGACCAGATTCTTTTTGGACCTTTACAGCAGTTCTTTTTGTTTCATATAAACCATTTCTTGCTTGGTCTTCAAGTCTATTTTTGTACTCATTTTGACCACCTTGCATAAATGACTCACCAGTAAATTGTTGGGCAGTATATGTTAGTAACTCATTTGTGAACTTTTCTGCGCCAGACTCAATAAAGTTGTCATATGATTTGAATGCTCTATGTGTTTCAATTAATTGGTCAGGGTCTTTACTTAACTCAACTCTAAATGAACCTTTAACTAAACCACCGTATGTGTCTGCAAAAGTGATTCTATATGGTTTATTTTTTGAAGAACCGTAATCACCTTCTACATCATCATAAACTACAGTTGTAACCTCATCATAGTACCATACATTTCCAACAAATGGATATTTGAATTTATATCCCGGTGTCATATGTGCAATTAATTTACCACCTGGGGTTTGTTCTACTGCAAACTCTCCTGCCTCAACATTAAATAATGCGCTATTAATAGTAATAGCAGTAGCAACAGCAATTGAAATACCAAAACCATAATTTCTAACTTTTTTTACACTATTTTTTAAAATTTCTTCTTTTCTGTCTAACATCTTTTTCCTTTATTTTTGTTTTCTAAAACATTGTGTGTTCGGTGACTTCTTACTTGATTCAGTAAACATTGAAATACATTGAATATATTTTGCACCTTTTGGCGTCCATTCATATACTCTTACATTTTCACCTGCAGTATCAACTGTGTAATAATTATCTGGTTGAATCTTATCTGCGGTCCAACCAGATATAGATGTAAACACTCCTGCATATGCAGACAAACTAAATAAACCTATTAATAATATTTTTTTCATTTTAATCCTTATTTAAAATTTTTCCATGGGTAGAATTCATCGTTATCACAATATATTCCAGATTCTGATAATTGGATAATTTTTGCTGTTGTAATTTTCTCATTACCATTTTTGTAAAAACCTAATCTGATTATAACAGTATCATTAATAATTTGACACATTGGTTTGTTATTTGACTTTACTGATTTTTGAACTTTTGTTGGTATTTGAATTGAATTCATTTTATTTCCTTTTATTTTTTATATACTATATTATATACTAACTATTATTAAAACAAGTTTAAATTTCAATCTTTAAATATGTTTTTTTTAATTATACTGCCATAGGTGCTTTAATTGAATTCATTGGACTGTAATTATCTAAAAAATAATCAGAAGTTTTAGTTCGTAGCAATTCTTCAAGAGTTTTAAATTCTGGCATATTAAGTACTGGTAAATCATGAGGTTCTCTATTTAATTGTTCTTTAACTTGTTCAAAATGGTTTGAATAAATATGACAATCTCCACCAGTCCAAATAAATTCACCAACGGCTAAATCACATATTTGAGCTAACATATGTGTTAATAAACTGTAACTTGCTATATTAAAAGGAACACCTAAAAACATATCAGCACTTCTTTGATATAGTTGACATGAAAGTTTTCCATTGATAACTCTAAATTGTGACATTGTATGACAAGGAGGTAAAGCCATATTATCAATTTCACCAACATTCCAAGCGTTTAAAATAATTCTTCTTGAATCCGGGTTAGCTTTTATTTCATTAATGATATTTTCAATTTGATCGATTTCTTTTCCCTTATTATTTAACCAATTTCGCCACTGCACACCATAAACTGGACCTAATAATTTAATAGTATCTCCATTAGGATATCCCAGTTCTTTCCCTTGTTGATCTGCGTTAGCTGTCCAAATTGTTTTTTTATTAATTAAATCAATTCTATCTTTTTCAAAAGTAAGTTCCGCTAATCTTCTTTCGTCATCAGAACCTTCCAAAAACCACAATAGTTCACCTACCATAGACTTCCATGCTAACTTTTTAGTTGTAACAGCGGGAAACCCTTCTTGTAAATTGAATCTCATTTGATATCCGAATATTGTCCGTGTACCAGTTGAGGTCCTATCTTTAACATCGGTACCATTCTGTAAAATATAATCTAATGCTTCTAAATATTGTTTCATTTAATTCCTTTTTACCAGTCATCTATAGATGCTGTTTCTTTTTCTAAATCATAATTCATTGGTTCAACCATTAAGTATAATGGTTTTAAGAAATTCTTTTCAAAGTTTGTATCATAATCAACACAATTGCATTTTTCAATTTCTTTTGTAAATCCATCATTTGTATACGCAATAATGTTAGTATTAAACATATTAGGTAATTGTAAAAATAGTCTTTTACATTTATCACCACCTTGTATTGGCGCGTATGTGTCTGTAAGATTATATTCATTTATATACATATTATGTCTGATTGCAGCTCTTGACCCAATTGGTACGGTATCTTTATCTAAATCATAATCTAACCTAGATACACCGCCAACGCCAGCTATTTCATTTAAATTAACATTAATGAAATCTTTTTTGATTTCTTTGACCCAGTTTCTTAAATCAATTTCGTCTTTATCTAAGATATGGGGAATAGCTTCTTTAAGATATTTTTGAGACCATTTTGGTGTGCTTGATTTAATGATTTCTAAACCCATAACTTTAATTTTCGGAGAATCATCCGGGTATCTTGTACCTTCATTATCTCTTACTCTTGCATAATATTTTTTCTTAGCAGTAAATACTGCGGCATCAGCAATAATTTCTCTTTCACAACCAATTTTATCCCTATTAAATGCATTAAGTTCATCAGCGAAATCTTCAATGGTTTGTTGGATAACTGGTTGTATTACTTTCTTTTCTAAATTGTCTGCCCACGTAACATACTCATTTACAGCTAAACCAGGGTTTTGCTCAATATATTTTTCCATAAATGGTTCAATGTGAAAATATACTGAATTATGTACTAAAATATTATTACCAAAGAAATTATGGTTATTCTCCACTTCAATATCATAAACCCATTCATCTTGTACACCAAGATCTTCTATTTCAAAAATATCACATATTTCTATCATATCTTTCCTTTTTTATTTTATTTTATTATATCAAATTATTTTTTAAATTTACAATTATTAAAGTGCCATTGTTTCATAGCATTACCTTTTCCTTCTTTACCACAATGTGGACATTCTATAATTGGCATATTTTTAAACCGTTCTTTTGCCGATTCCGACATTTTTTTCTTTTATGCATAGGATTATTTTCACCAGATGAATCTATATGGGACCAAGAACCTTCGCCACCTTTAGTCATATTGTATGTTTGTTTATTTTTAACAAAATCATCATTAACAATTTCTTTTTCTTTATCTCGCATTTCTTTTTCAGTTTCAAAAATATATAAAACTTCTTTTTTGAAATTTTCTTTACCATATTTTTTTAATAGCTTTATTTAATGAAACGCCTGACCCAAGATATGAATCATATGGATCATTTGTTCTATGCATACCAATATAATATTTTTCATTAATTGTGTTAATTGTTTTATATATAGTATATCTCATACTGACTCCTTTTATTATATTTATTATGTAAATAAAGTCAGTATTAATTTTTAATTTTAACTAATTTATCAGTTTTTAATACATCTTTTGGTTTAATTTCAATTAATTTGTTATCTCTTATAACCATCATGGAATGATCTTCTGTAATAGTAACGTCATCACCGTTACATTTAATTTTATACATTCTTTTCTTAACTTTATGTTTCATAACATAATTTATTTGATTATATTCTAATTCTTTATTTTTTGAAACTGACGCTGAACTTATTTTATCAGTAACATGTAAAATATAGTTATCTTTACCTCTAAATTCAATTTCGCCATTTAATGTATTAAATAAATCTTCAATTTTAATATCACCTTTGTTTGTTTTAATCAATGTTGAACCAAGAACGCTGTCCGTATCACCATAAACGATGTATGGCTTTTCTTGATGTAGTAATCCTTGTAAAGCTTTTTCAATATAGTTAGCAAGTTTTTGGATAAAGTATCTACCGTTACCAGTAATAGCCGCGGCCATATCTTCATTGAATAATGGGAAATATTTATTTGCTAATGCGCCATACAGTGAGTTAATCATTGTTTTTTCAACTAATTGTTTTGTATTATATAAAGATTCACCGTTTTCTGCTTCTTTAAGTAGCTTAGTTAATTCACTTTTAGATAATTGTCTTAATTCATCTTCAGTATATTCTAATACATTTTTCATATAACTCCTTCATTTAGTATTATATCTAATTATTATTTAAATTTACAGAAGATAAAGCAATCTTTATTGCTTCCATGTTTTTAATTTTTTTATCGCATGATTTACAAACATTCATTATAATATTATCTTCTTTAACCCAGAACAAATTAAGTTTTTTTGTTTTATTACAGTGTGGGCAGACATTAGTATTAGATACCATAAATCTATGTCTTTCCATTGGCCGCATGTCTTTTATTATATTAGTATTATAATCATCCATTATTTTTCCTTTAATATTTGTTTGATTAGTACTTTTTGTTGTTCAAATTTAAACATTTTCTTTTTGGCTTTTTTTCTACTATCATAAATATCCTGTACCATTTCAGGGACCATACCAATTTTATCTTTGCTAAAAACTGCACCGTTAATACCTAATGATAGGTTATGTTCTTGTAATAATAATTTAGTGGTGTCCCAAACTTCCGGCGGTAATTTTAATCTGTTTTCCTCATCTTGGTCATTAAAATAACTTAAGACAATATCTCTTAGTGCAGGCGGTAGTTTATATTTTGGTATAAATGTTTCCGGTGACATATTGAAACCAACCATACCAAGTAAAGGATACATTGAGTTAACATCGGCAGATAGTACCCATTTATGTTTGCCTTTGTTAGGATCACGAACATAACCACCAACAACATTTGGCGTATCAAATTCTTGACGCATTGGCATTACTTGCTGATTTAATAATGATCTATTACTAATATATTGAGACCAAGGTTTAACAGTACCCATTGAATCTCCAATTTGCACACCCATTTTTTCAGCAATCATTGACATTAAAACTGTAAAGTTTAATTTTTCATCAATTCTTTTAATAAGGTATGTATCTTTAATACCATAATAAACGAATTCTGAGTGCGATAATTCTCTTACTTCATCGTCAACACCATGTTTAATAGCGTGCTGGTAAATTTTAGACGCTTTCTGCTCATCAGTTGGGTTATCTGGTATAATGTATTTACCAGTATAGAAGTCATCAAAGCCTGCATATTCAGTATGTGCTACTTTGTTTTCACCCAATTCTATTTCTGAGATTGTATCCAGTGAATAAGATGGTCTTGGTGAGAATGTAAACTTTTTATAAACATCCATTAAATCTATAAAGAAATGTCCATCTGCATTGAATTTAAATTCCATTCTACCTTGGTATTCATTTTCGCTATACTTTACCCCACCATAGTTAGAAAGACTATTCGTGTCCATACCTAAATTTTTTAATCTATTATGAATATATGGGAAGTCAAAACCAGACCCGTTCCATGCATATATGATCAACGGATCTAATTTAGAAAAAAGATTTAGATATGTTTCCAATAAGTGTATTTCATCATTACATTTTATATAATTTACCTTATAGTCAAAAGAATAATCATCTTGATGCTTCCATTCTCTTAACCCAAGAACTATCATTGTTTCTGCTTTATTATCATAAACTTGTATTAAAGAGATTGGTTCAGATGCTTTTTCTGGAACAGGAAACCCTGTTGAACATGTTGATACACGAGTTTCAATATCTAAATACCATATTCTTGGTGTATTATTATAACCATCATGTTTATTCCAATAATTATCCCTAATGTTTCTATACATTGGGTCTAAAAACCCATAATGTTCTCTGCCTTGTTTAGCATTACCTTGTTTTTTGTCTAGTTTGATTGTATCATCAAGGATATAAGTGTATAAACCTTTTGATGATGGTTCGTACCACTCATACGGTAAATCTATTCTTTTTTTATAAGATCTGTTTAATGAAGTGTCATATGTTCTTTCGTAAAAGTTGAAGCCATCACGCCAAGTTGCCTCAAATTGTTTCATGTCTATCCTTTGTTTAAATATAAGTTTATTATATCAAATAAAATGTTAAAATATTATTAAATATCTACATTGTTGTTGGCATCTTCACCGTCTTCTAAATCTTCTAATAATTCTTCAAGTAAATATATTTGGCCTTGAATATATCCTATCGAATGTGCACCCCAGAAAGAATAGTTTTCTTCTGGGTTATTTTCTAAATTATATACTGTTAATTTTTCTTTTAATCTTTTTATTTTTCTTTTAACATCATCTATGTTAGTTAATCTTCTCATGTCATAATCCTATTTTCTTTTTTCTTCCTGCTTTTTGAACTTTAGAAATACCATCTTCTTTTAAATATGTAGATGTTGATTTATCAATTCTTTTATTTAATCTTTTGTTTATTTCGGAACCAAGTTCAGCCGGTAATATTTCATGTGTATTGAACAATTCATGGAAAATTTGTTCATCTAAATTATTATCTTTCCATATAATTAAACCTTCATGTTTATCTAATTCTCTTAATTCAAGAATATCAAATAATCTACCTTTTCTTAATAAAGCACTATCAATATCTTCATATGATTGATTAGTAGTTATGATAAATTTAGTTTTATTTTTTTCAACACCATCAGTGTAACTCAAAAATTGGTTCAAAAATGAATTTTTAATAGCATCATCTGAACTCATTACTTCAGCATCTCTTTTAGTTAACATATAATCTAAGTCATCAATAATACAAAAATCAGGTGAATTTTTTTCTAATGTTCTCCAAAAAGAATCGTTTGCAAGAACTTCGGTACTTTTTACAAAAACTGTATTAATAAATTGGTTTTCTAAAGATGGGTTTTGTTTTATTTTATCGTATGGGATTTTATCAGGATTGTTAATTGCATATTTAAGTGCCATAGTACTTAATTTAGATTTACCTAACCCTGGTTCTCCAACTAATAATAAAATATTTTCAGAACCTGTAAAGAATTGGTCTAACATCACGTCTACATCTAAATAAGGATAATATAAATGTGAAATATAATCAAGTTCTTCTTTTTTAAATACTTTTACTGTTTCTTGTAATGAACCGTTATTCATTGAATAAGAATATGTAAACATTTCAACTTCATTTTCTTCTTTTGAATGCTTAATATAAATTTCCCAAGCAGCCAAACAGTCTTCTTCAGTTTTAAAATAAAAAGAACCATATAAATCTATAGAATTTCCTCTTACATAACCTTTAAAAGAATTAGATGTAAATTTTTTAAATAAATTATTGTTTCCTCTAGAATAATCATATGTTGATAGATCTGGAAAGATTTCTTTTAATTCACCAATAATCTTTTTAAATTCGTCACTGGTAAAACTAACATCATTGATTGAATAAACGTATCCCTCCAATGCGTCTCTATATGTAGAAATTGCTTCATCTACACCAAGTTCATCGAGCGAATGTCCAATATTTAATCTTATATTATTGTTTTCCATTTTCGTCCTTTAATTGTTTTTTATTTTTTTCAACGACTAATCTAATTAATAAACCTATTAAAACGGTCAACGAAATTGGCCATATAACAGCATCACTGAAGTCATTTAATGTTATATTATTGCCGTTATAACCAGCTATAAACGCATTAACAAGTAATGTTATAGCAATACCTATTACATATATAATTATATATTCCATTTTTATCCTCTCAATTTTAATAATTCTGTTAAACATGCAGATAAGTTTAAATTTTTATCTCTTACTGAATCTGACATATGTTGATATTTAGCAATAATCAAAACGACATTGGGATAGTTTTCTGATTTAAAATATTTACCAGCATTTTTATAAAGATATGAATACATGTTATCTGGGCCATTTAATTTGTTTACTTCATTAATCAAATCAGTATATGTTGATGGTGTTAATAAATTCATAACATTATCAAAAACATTTACATCATCTAAATCATGTTCAGAAACTTTAAATGAACTGTCTGCACTAAATTTTTGTAATGCACCAATCATAGATCTTATTTTAGGATAAAACGTATTGATTACCGGCACCAATGATTTAGGATCATACTGAATATTTTCATTATCTAAAATCCATCTTAGTCTTTCAAAAATAGGTTTAACCATTTCTTCTTTAGAAAAAGAATTAAAGTCATAAATTTCTAATCTGTCTAATAATGGTTCAATTATTTTTTCTTTATAATTACCAGTAAAAATAAATCTACAGTTTTGATTGAACTCATCAATAAAACCCCTAAATGCAGCCTGACCATCTTTTGAGAAATGATCAAACTCGTCCATAACCACAATTTTAATATTATCATCAAAACTTGATTGTGAAGCAAATTTAGCAACTTTACCTCTAAGTACATCAATACCTTTTTCCATAGATGCATTAATCCATAAAGCTTCTCCACCAATTTCTTTAATAATTGCATGTGCAGTTGAACTTTTACCAGTACCAGGTAAATTGCTAAATAGTCCTAAAGCAGGAATATCTTGTTTATTAACATATAATTGTAGTTTTGATTTAATTTCTTCCGGGATAACTAAATCTTGTATATGACTTGGTTTATATCTTTCATACCAAACTGATTTAGTCATGTCAATTTTTTTCATTTCTTTCCTTTTGATTTATAGTTTTATTATATCAAATAATTTATTAATCTTCTTTCATTGAAGCTTCTAAAAAATAATGAGCACCTTTTGCAGTTGCATGATATTTGTATGTTGATTTATCGTATGTAACAACACCAGAATTAATCCATCCTTTGAAGTAACATGAATAATAACCTCTTAAAGATTTTTTAGAACCAGATTTTCCTAAAGCTTCAGTTAAACATTCATACTTAGTAGCACCTTCATTAGATAAAATATATCTCATCATTTTAAATCCGTTTTGACCTTTTTTCATTTTACTTCCAGTTGCAGTATAGAATTTCATATTGTTTCCTTTTATTTTTTATATATTATATTATATCATTTTTTTATTTGAATGTAAATAGAAAGTACATAAAATATGAAGAAATTAATAAATTTCCCATTCATTTGTTTCAGTGTTAAAAAAGTAATTATAATCCTGCCCATATAAATCAACGAACTCTTTTATTGAAGATGCACGTGATACTCTTGCTGGTTCACCAGCACTAGAATAAAATTTAGAATCTTCGATAGTTTGAACAATATATGAAGAATCACCATTAAAAATCAATCTTTTTACAATATTAATATTTGTATAATTTTCTTTTAGTACTTTGCCTAAATCTTCTGGGTAACTATCATAATGATTGTAAATACCAACATACTCATCATTGTGTAATGTAAAAATTGTTCCTCTTGTTGCCATAATTAATTCCTTTCATTATCTTCTTTATTGATATCATACATAGCTTTAAATTGTAAAAATGATATAACCAATGATATTACTAACATTATCATATTATTTTCAATTATTGATGTAAATACCATAACTGGAAATACTACCCATAACATACCTAAACTAAGTAAACCTGCACCTATAACAACCATTTTCCATATATCCCAAGCTTTTTCAAAAATATTCATTATTTAACTCCTATGAAGTAAGATACTTTTTTAGATACTTCTTGCATAACTTCGTAATGTTTATACTCAAATTTTTCACCTTTAAGTTCTCCATTAATATATCCAGTTACTGCTACAATTGGTTTAGTTGAATGATTAGTTACAGATACGATTGTATCAAATTTATTTACTATTTCTGAAAAGTTCGTAGATAACATTTAAATTCCTTTTGTTTTAATATAGTATAATTATATCAAATATAAAAAGGAATGTAAATAGTTTTATGAAGGATTTTAATTATTTCTTAAAATTGTCTGGGTTTAATGTATCAATAATATTTTCATCAAAATATTGATTATTTGCATTACCTTGTTTTTCATCACATATTAATTTATCTTCATCGGCTAACTTACCATATCTTACAAAGTCACCAGTTGGTCTTGTTAAACCTTTTCTAAGTTTAATTACATTAAATGCTTTTGCTAAACAGTCTTCTGCTTTAACACCTTTGATATCCGCAATATTAATTAATGTTACAATAGTATCACCAATTGCATCTTCAAATTCATCCCAGTCTTCTAGTACAATTGCTTCATGGATTTCATTACATTCCTGTGCTACTCTTTGATACTGAGATTGTAATCTTTTATCTAAAGACATATCCTCATTACCACCAATACCTCTGATTGCTTTCCAATCTCTTACTTCTTGAAATTCTTTAATGTTTGCCATATCTATCCTTTTAATTTTATATTTTATTATATCATATTAGTAGTTAATTAAATTAGCCATGATCTATCAGTTTTAGATAATGATATCATTTCTTCACAAAGACCTTTATTAGTTACTGTAGCTATTAATTTCATGTCATCAATACCAAAACAATAAGTTTTTTTACCTCTTGGTTTTTTGATTGAATATTTTCTATCAACAGCTTCAAATATTCTTATTTCATTATTCAATCCTGGTTCAACAAAAATCAATCTATCAACATTTAAACATTTGTTTATATTATTATTTGTTACAGTCTCATCAATAGTAAAACAATTAGGAATTTTCCATCTTACTTGTGTTTTAACCTCAACGTATGTACCATCACCAAGTACCATATCTTTTTCACCATCGTACTTTTCATGTGATAGTGTGCCATTAAGTACCTTTGCTACTAATTCTTCACCTAATCTTCCAAGGTGTTCTCTTCTATCTTCCATTAAAATTTCCATTTCTTGCCACAATTTCCGCATTCATATTTATCATTACCGATGTCATATACATCAGACCATTCTCCACATGCCGGGCATGTATTTGATTTCTCTATAAAAAAATTAATAAATTTCATCTTTCTCTCCTTTAAATATAAAACCCAAATTCTTTACATTTAGATTCCCATTGGTTTTTGCCATAAGTTTTGTAGATAGCTTTTAATGTATCTTCTGCATTACCATAATCTGAATAAACTTTTTTCCATAAAAGTTGTAAACCTTTTTTGTTATATGCATATATAGTTGTCATCATTTATCCTTCAATCACATTATTTTTTAGAAATTCAATACCTAAGTCAGTAATCTTAACTGTTGCCCAGTTAGATTTACCAACATATCCTTGAACTAATTTTCCTTTTTTAAGACCTTTTAGCATCAGATCTAAAGAAACTTGGTAACCAAAATCATCAAACTTTAATTCGTCAGCAATATCGGATCTCATTAACATTCTTGATAGTTTATCTTTACCACAAAATCCAGTTACATTACCGGGAAATTGTTCTTTAAGATCTAATAACTCTTTTAAAACAAGGTAAGGCATTCTTCCTTCAAGTATTTCAGTATATTCTTTATTAACATCTTCATCATTCCAAAAACCATTTTTATAACCAAGTTTTACTTTAATTGGATTTCTCATTATAATTTCCTTTTTTAATATAGTATAATTATATCAAAAGTTTATTGAAATGTAAATGGTATTGGTAAGAAAAATTAAGAAATTTATAAATTTACCATTCTTCTTGTACAGGATGACTTTGTGTATCTAATCTTTGTTTAATGTTATCCTGTTTTACAAATGTCGTACTACTAATTGGTAATTCTCCCATAACGTATTTTTTAATTTGCGAACCTATAAATGTTGCGGTTTTAACCGGTACATTTTGAGAAATTTGTTGCCAATTCTTTTTAGGATTAATCATTTCAAAGTCGTGCGGGTGACCCATTAAATGTAGCAATTCTCTTATATTGTATCCTCTTTCTTCAGTTGGGTGTAATGATCTATGTATGTTTTTAGATATTACAGCATTAACATATAAACCATTATTTGCTAAATATGTACTACTATCCCAATATCCTTTACCCATATCGACTTTCTTTTTACAATGTTCGCAAAGTTTTTTACCTTTTGCAAATTTTTCTTCGCCGGTTTCTTCGTACTTTTTATTCATCCATTCTATACCGTGTTCAAAGCCAATATAATCAGTTAATTGTAATGCGGTCCATGTATTCTTATGTGGGCCAATTTCTTGCATTGCTTCATAATATGTTTTTTTACCAGAATAATCCAATATGAATTCGTAAAAAACATCTTTGGCATCTATTGCAACAGATTCTTCAAAATGTATCATAGATGAATTAACTTCTTTTAAGTATTCAGATAATGGTGTGTATTGTTTATGTTCATAATTAAATAAACCAGGATTACTATTTTTATAGAACATAATAAATGTTCTTTTTCTCGATTGTGGGATACCATGAAGTAATGTGTCTGTTCTAAATAAATGTGTACTATAATTTCTTTCGGTCGCTATTTCTTCAAGTCTTTCTATAGTTTCTTTACCTGCGTTTGTATATGCAGCTGGTGCATTTTCAAAAGCAACTACATTTGCTCCCATTTTCATACCAAGTTTAGTTAATCCATACATATTTTGATTTTGATCATTATCAGCACAACCTCTTGCTTTAGAACCAGTATTACATGAATTTAATTGTGATAATCCTGCACATACTGCAACGTGCATCAAAACATCAACACCATCTGATATGATTTTGTTATATAGAATTTCGTCTTTTTCTGTTTCAAAAACTTCATATGAAGCATCCATTTTAATTATTGGTATGTTTAATTTTCTAGTGTCATTCATGTACTTTATGTAATGATCATCATTACTAAAACCAGCGGTTATAATTGCCATTGGTGGATTGCCGAATGAATTTTCAAACCCAATTGGCATTCCTCCTATTAATGGCTGTGCTACGATCCAATTTATTTTACCAGTCGTCAAGTCCGTCTGATTTTTCATTTAATTCCTTTGTATTATATTCAATTCCTGTTTTATTTATTGATGGTGTTTTACCAAGTATTGTTTTAGTTATTGTTGTACCATTTAAATCATCTTCAGTTATACACGCTAAACATTCATTTAAAATTCTATTGTACAATTCTTTGTTATTATTTAATTCTTCTATCTTTTGAGACAATTCTTGCGGATTTGATAATCTAATATAATCAGGTACATTACAATGTTTTTGCTCATCATATGTTGGATGAAAGAACGGAATAATACCATTAGCAATCATTTCTACCCATTTAGCAGTAACCCACCCTTTTTTAATTGGTATAATTAATGTATATTTTACATGTGGTAATTCGGCCTGTAATTCTTCAAACTTTTTAGGGCCTTTAAATCTAGTGTCATCACCTATAGTATTTTCATCCCATTTACCGTATATTGCAACATCATTCATAGAATCTAAAACATACTCTTTTAACATTGGATATCTTGATTTAACACCATTATTACCTTCATTAAGAACCATCATAAAGTTAATTGATTTATCTTCATTAATAATTTTTTTATCAATTAGAAATGCCTTTTCCATACCAGCATAAACTACGGATATTTCATTTTTAACATAATTTTGATCTTCCCAATTATCAAAAGTCTGCATATGTATAGTTTCATCGTATTGACTTAAAATAAGTTCTGGTTGATTTTTTAAATCATTACCTTGTAAAATATATCTAGGGTCGTTTGCAATCATTACCCACGGGATCATCGAATCATTTAGAAATTGGTATATTGGTGCTACATAATTCTGAAATGTTTCTAATGATTTTGCGAAAACTTTTTCGCCTTTTTTTAATTCATTTCTTTTATATGATTTGTTCGGTATATTACAATTTGCAGTAGGCCCAGTTAATAAAAAACATCCATCAATTTTTTTGTCATTTAATTTTCTACCAATGTAGTCTAAATCCTTTTTGTCATCTTTAACAGAACCTTCATAAATATCAAGTAAATTGCTTGGTAAATTCAAAGCCAATCTATGCTTATCAATATCATTTCTACCAATTATAATAAATGTATCATTTGGATTTAATTCTGCAATTTTTCTAAGTAACTCAGGAGCCTCATTATCCCCGCCAATTGGCCCCCAAGTACTCGGATTAAATTTTACTGATTTTCCTATCTTTCCAACTAAGTATGTTTTACCCATATTCTTTCCTTTTATATATTAAATTTATTATAACAAATTAATTATTAAAAATCTGGTATTATTTTTTTTATTTGTTCATTAATCATTTTATCTGGATTATTTATGTAATCATCAATCCTAAATAGTTCTCTTAATTCGTTAATAACTTCTATTCTTTCATTATCATTATTATTAAAATATTCTATTCTTTCATCTATATCAGCCGCAGATTTTACTACTATTTTGTCTTGAATATGTTTGGGTATTTGTAAATACGCCGGGTCATAATTAAAATCAAGAAATGGTAAAATATCATGATATGCATATAAAACAGGTCTAAAGTTTAATGAATCATTAATTGATACACATCTTAATACCATGCCATATTTAAAATGTTTTGTTTTTTCAATTAATTCATTAGGTAATAAAACACCTTTATAATTGTTATGTGTTTTAATCTCTTCATATAAATCAACAAAATCGTCATGTTCTTTCAATATGTTTTCGAATCTTAAAGATTTTTTATTATGATCTTTGATAATACCGTTCTTTCTTAATGGAATATAAAATGAACATTTTTCTGATTTAACATCTCTTAAATATTGATCCCACATTTCTTTTCTTGAACCTTTTTCTTGGAATATAGTACCAGCAAAGAAAAAGTTCCCAGACTTTTCTGTTGAAACATCTTCCCAATCATCTAATCCTGGTTTAAATTTATTATCATATATTATATGCTGCAGTTGTGCAATGTCTAATTGTTTAAAATTTCTTGTTCCTCTTGTGTCATCAGCAAAATAGTAAAAATCATTAGGTATATTGTTTAGTATAAAAAATGGTGTATATATCGCAGGATCTATTGAAAAACCAATAACTTTGTGTTTTAATTTACCTTGTCTATTAATATAATCTATAGCCCTATTAAATAAATTATAATCTTTTGTACTAAATGCAATTGGCGAAACTAACCTATCCCATTCATTTATAATCTTTTGATTTAGAACATCTATTTTATGTAATATCGATTCGTCTTCAATTACATAGTCAAAAAATTCATTCTCCATTTTTGATAATATTTCAGAATTTCTTTTGTTTGTATAACTTGTCAGCGGTAACCTAAAAAAGTCGTCTGTTCCTAAAATTATATAATCTATCACTGGTAAATCTTTAAAAGACTCGGCGAGTAATTTTTCTAATGTATCTGAATTTCTTTTTAAATAATTCTCAGGATCATCAACTTTTCTCAAAAAGTTATCTGTTTCACCTCTTTTTACTTCATAATAATTGTTTTTTACATTACAACCTGTCCCAATTTCTATAATGTTGTATTTGTCTTTAAGTTTCTCTTTAATAACTCTGGCTGCGCCATAGATGTACGAGTAACCATTAATATCACCTTTATCAACGAATGCAATTGTTGGTTTATTTTCATCAAGAATTAACTCCCCTTGTAGTTTGAATATCATTATCTTCCTTATATATGTTAAATATTTTTCTGAAGATATCATAATATATTTCTTGATTATTAGTATTATGCGAATGTAATGGAATCATACTTAAAAATAAACTAGCAGTAATCAATAAAATATATTTTTGCTCTTCAGCTGTATAATATTTATTGATTTTATTTTTGAACAATTCTTTAATTTTATATTTTCCATTATTGTATAATTTGTATGTGCCATTCTTTTTAACATATAATTCAGAATCAACAAAGTCATAATCAAATAGAATACTATGAAATAATTTAGCCACTTCATAGTAATGATCACCATAAAGTTCGCCTCTAGGGTCAATCATTTTAATTTGATTACCTTGAAAATCATACAATAAATTACTAAAACAATAGTCACCATGCATTAATGCAGGTCTATTAAATTTAGGAATTTCATTTTCTAATTCTGTTATAAATTCATTAACTAATTTGTTTTGTATTGGTATTTCAATATTTCTAACTCTATCTTTAGTCTTTTGAACTACTGATTTCATAAAGTTATTTTTTTGGCCAAATTTTTCCATGACTGATAGGTTATCAAATAAAGATTCAAATATACTATCCCATGTTTCTTCTGTTGAATCTAAGAAAAGATAAATTTCTCTTAATGACGGTGCTAAAATCTTTTCCATCTTATACCAAGTTCTTTCAGCAAATAAGTCTTTTGAGAAAATCCTTGGTGTATGTACAGCAATTTCGTCAGGTAAATTAATAAACCAATTATATTCTTTAATTAATTTTTCTCTTTCTTTTTCTGAGCTTTTAGTAATAAATGGGCCATTTACTTCTATATCATTAAATGATCTACTAATCTTAACAGATCTATTTTGTAAATACTCGTCCAATGTTCCAAAGTCAATTAATTCAACTTTTGTAGTATACATACCATCTATAGAAGCAATTCTTTTTAAAGTAGTGCTGATTTGAAATTCACCATTTATTTTATTAGAATCATCAGATAATTGATTGTCTAAATGCGTGTATAATTGTTTAGAATCTAATAAATGATATACGCCGCTAACCGCAAGATTAGTATCAGGTCTTTCCGTTGGTTTATCAAAGAATTTTAATCTTCCATCAGATAAATCTTGAACCATACACCATCTTGAATAATCTGGTACTTCTTGAACAGAAATAAAGTTAACATTAAACATGTCTTTACTAATATCTTCGTTAATAACTAAGTCGCCCAACAATACTATAACGTTATCACCATCATCTGGTTTAATTGCACATTTAATTGCACCAGCTAAACCATTTCTTTCTTCTTGTCTTGCGATGTTAACATTTTTTTTATATAGTTTTAATATATCTTTTACGGTATCTTCTTGGTGATTTAAAACTACCCTAATATCATTGCAACCATGTTTTTCTAACCACTCAATTTGGTGAATTAAAATTGGTTTTTCTTTGTATGGTAGAATTGTTTTTGAGTATTGTTTACCCAATTCTTTAAATCTTGTACCTGCACCTGCAGCTGGTATAATTCCAATCATAATAATCCTTCTAATAAATTTAATTCATTCGGTCTAACCGCTTTATCATCTATATATATTATACCATAAGGTTTATTAAAATTTAATAAATCGTACTTTACCTTATTATGTTCAAGCCACTCTTCAATTATTGGTCTGTAAATAAGTTCAGCATGATATCTACTTTCACATGAAAAATGACCACGAGCTGTATGTATTTCTATATTATACCCGTCGTCATACAGCTTATTTAATTTTTTTATTAGCTCAATATTAGGTAAACCATTTTCTATATCAGATTTATCATCCGCTGGATGAATACATAATGTATCATCAAAGTCAACAATAATTAATTTTTTTAAATAAGTTTTGTTATTCATATATTCGTCCTATGTAAAGACCCGAAATTAATATCTAATTGCACGGGTAATTTTTTTAATTTATTTATGAATTTTGTAGTGCACTCTTCATATCCCGTTACGTCTTTTAACCGTTCGCAATGGTCGATTAAATCTGATGGTAATTCTGATATAAATTCTAAATCTGCCGGTAAAGCACCATCATAATCAGAACTCCTAAAATATATATTTAAGTAAATTTTATCCCTAATCAAAATATGAATGTGCGATATACAATCATGCGATACTGCAATTAATCTTCTTGTTGTATTAAGATCAACAGTACTATAATATTTTATTTCTTGTAAATGGCTAAAAAGTTGATGCTTAAGGAAATTATGAAAGTGCAATTCATTTGTTTTTCTTTCAACCAGTATATCATTTTTATATAAATTAAAAATCAATTTACCTTTCATTACTAATTCCTCATGATTACTATAATGTTCAGTGAAGTTAACACTACATATTTCCGAACAACCATTAAATGAATTAGTTATATCTTCCATTAATTTTATCATTTTAAACCTTTAATTTTTCTAATTATATAAAAATGAATTCGCATAGTTTTATAATGTTTCTATCATTTTTTCAAGTGCGGGAAAATGTCTCTCGTAAATATGAAGATTACTTGCAGTCCAAATTAGATCACCTACTTCTACATCAAGATCAAGTGCTAATTCTTTCTGAACATATTTAGCCCAAGCATAATCATTTCCATATCCGAATAAACTATCATTGCTTCTCATTACATAATGACTATGTAATTTATTATCTCTAATAAAAAATGTATTAGCAAATGTACACATAAAGTCATTCATACCATTCTTTTCAAAATCAGTATGCATAGATGGTCTATTGTAAATCATTGTTGCTCTACGAGAATCTGGATTAGATTTTAATTCAGCTAGAACATTATCATATTGTTTACCATTATCAGATGAATAAATACACCACCCATAATTAGAATTAATTTTACCATCTGTTGATGCAATTTGTTTCCAAATAACCGGTGTATTACCAGGAATATCTTCAACATATAAAGACATTGATTTATACCATTCTAATTCTCTTTCAATATATTCATACGATGGTGTTCTTACAATGTGGTCATCATCAGCAATAAACGTTGCACCTATAATTTCAATTGTTTTAGCACCAGTTCTATCAATTGTAAACTCTTTATTTTCATATGCTGTTTTAAACATTTTTCTAATATCATTAACTTTTAATATATTGTTTATCATTTGTTATCCTTTTTGTATTCTATAAAATCAATTACTTTTGCAAGTACCTGTTCAATTGTATGATTATTTATGTTAATCATGTATTTATGTTTTATTGATGATTTATCAAAAGCTTGTTGAAACAATTTAATTTCTTTTTTCTTAAATTCAATATCAATACTATGAGATAATCCATCATCTCTTTCAATAAGATTTTCTGGTTCATCGGTAAGTACTATTAAAAATGTACGATCCATAACCATTTCTTTTTCACAAGATAATGCAAAATCACCATCATATCCTCTATAAAGAGGTGCGTACACTAATTCACCTAAGTGAGATCTATTTACAAAAACAACATTATTTAATACAACAGATTGAAAATTCATAGTTTTAACCATATTATTGTATGTTTTTATTGAATACTCTATTGCATCTTGTTTTGAATTTTGTTTTATTGAACCATAATGTATATGTGTAGATATCATATTATTGTAATGATTTGATAAACCTTTTATAAGTGTATCTTTACCAGTGTTATCTAATCCTTCTATGATTACTGAAAAGCCATCCATTTCTATCCTTTATTAATTTTTATTTTTATATAGTATATTATATACTAATTATTATTAATCCAAGATTAAATTTTGTAAAACCATTTATGAAAATAAAGTCTCCAAATATATCCTCTGAATATACTTATAATTGTGAAGTAAACTGCGATTATTACGTTTTCTGATGTGTCTAACGATATGCCATAATAGTAAAAAATAATGGGTTGTGCTATAAATATGCTTAGAAGTAAACCACTGCCTACATTTGCTAGTGATTCGATCATTGCGATCTTTTTTAAGTTTTTCATTTCTTTCCTTTGTGTTGAGGTTTTTAAAAGAACCTCTTAACTTTACTGTTTATTAAATTAACATTATTTTTGAATCATCGGCTGATGAATACATTTTATATAATTTGCTAATGTCTTTATTATCAAATCCTATTGAAAATGATTTTTCAGATTTATTATACATCAATATATCGGAATCAACGCCACCGTTGTCAACCATAATTTGTCCGCCTTTAAGTAAATACTTCTCAAATTCTTTAATAGACATTTTTTTATTTTCGTTTAAAAACTCTCTAAAACTCATATTTTTCTCCTTAATCTAATTTAAACTTATATAAGAATGAATCTATACATTCTTGTAAATCTATAACACCATCTAAAATTGATGCCATTTCTGCATTACTCGTTAATTCAGAAATACATGCAGATATTTCTTTTCTATAATTATCAACTCTTTCCAGAATTACTGAAGTATCAGTGTCTAAAACAAATTGTTGAGAATCAATAATTCCGCCTTGTGCAATATATCTTTCAGATAATTCATCTAATTCATCTTGTAACTCTTCATAAAACTCACCTAAAGCAGTATGTTTTTGACCTGACTTAATTAGTAAATGCCATAAATGTGTTTGTGCAATCATAGCCATTGTTTTTGGTATAATATAAGAAATTGTATTTGAATTAATTTCTTGTACTTCTTCACCTAACATTCTCATTTTTCTACCAATCTGTGCTTCTAATTCTGAGAACTCTTTAGATGAAATTTTTCTTTCTTTATGCAAATCGGTTAATTCTTTATCAAGTATTTCACATTCGCCCTTTTTTGCCGCTTTAATTTTCTTTTCAAAATCTTTAGCGATTTGACTAATAGTACCAGTTTCTAGTAAATTTCTAAATTTCATTATTTTTCCTTATCAGACGTTTTAACGTTAATTGCTGGTTTTGCCGCAGCTGCTTTTTTAATTTCTAACTCTTCTTTTTCAGTTTCTTTTTCAGTTTCTTTTTCAGTTTCTTTTTCAGTTTCTTTTTCAATTTCCACTTGTTCCATATCAACAGCATCATTCATATTTTTTTCAATAAAATCTGATACATTTTTTGTTAATGTATTTAATTCTATTTCTAATTTTTGAACATCTTTCTTAAGAGGATTATCTTCAGACATTACTGCCAACACATCAAGAAAAGTTATGTCTGCAAGATTACTATGCATTTCTTTCATAACTGACAACGCTTGGAATTTTATTTCTGATTCGTCGATGTTATTTTTAAGTAAATCCCTAAAATTCATATTATTTCCTATTTTTGTTTTTATTTATATTTATATTTTAGCATCGATTAAACCTAATTTAATTGCTTCATCTGGGTCCATATAATAATCTCTTTGGCATTTAGATTTAATATCTTCTAATGTAGATTTACCTTTAGAATAATTAGATATATCTAACATTAATTTATCATCTAAATACTTTGATTCTTTGTAATCTACTTCCATATCGTGAATAGTACCTCTACTGCCTGATGATACCGAATGAATCATAATTCTACAGTTTTTAGTTGCTTTTCTTGTACCTGTTCCGGCTGATAATAAGTAAGCACCCATAGATGCGCACATACCAACGCCAATAGTATTAACCTTACAAGGAATAGTATCAATGATATCCTTAATTGCCAAACCATCATAAACTGAACCTCCTGGGCTATTAATGTAAAAATCTATATCGTTATCTGGGTTATCAGAAGCTAGCCACATTAACTGCATGATAGTAAAATTAGCAGTAGTTTCGTTAACTTCTGTACCGAAATATATAATCCTGTCTTGTAATAATTTAGTTGGTAAGTCAAATGCCTTTGACGATCTACCAGTTGTTTCTATAATACTTGGGTAGTACATTTTGTTCCTTTATTTATAATTTGTATATTATATCATGTTTTATATTAAATATTAATTAAAAATCCAATCTGCTTTATCATCAATCCAAACATCATATGATGGTTTCCACATTTTTAATTCATGATATTTACAACCCCATTCTTTTAGTTGTTTAGTGGTTAATTCTGTCCAATCTATTCTAGAATTACCACCTCTCGCTGTCCAATAAATTATTTCATGTCCGTTATCATACAATTCGTTAATCTTATCAATTCTAATTGGGTATGGCTCGCTATTAGGATAATCTGATCCTTCAGTAAAACAAATAGTGTTATCTATGTCTACAATATATTTCATTTTTGAGAATCTCCTGGTAGAACCCTATAATTATCTTCTACTGAGTCTGGTGTAGAGACTTCAATAATAGT